ATCCTACAACTCAAGCTGGCGCGGCTTTAGCTTGGCAAGACACAGGTACAGCAGATATTAGGCTTACTGTTACTGCTTCTGCTGCTACAAGCGCAGGTTTAGTTCGTGTTACAATTACATACGCGCAAAACAACAACTTAGCGTAATAGGAGGCTAACATGGCTGGACCAGTAAAGGCTTATGCTTGGCCTCAAGGGACAACGGCTGCAATCGTTGGCCCTACACGCTCTCGCATCCGTCAAGTAGTGATCTACGCAGAAACTGCTGGATCGTTTACCATGAAAAACGGCACAGGGTCTGGCGAGGATTTAATCGTCCAGCCATTCCCTGTAGGGATGCACGTCCTAAACATTCCTGATGATGGCGTACTAGCTACGGATGGAGTTTATATCAACGCGTTCACAGGCGCTAATAACGACCTGACAATCTTTTTGTCTTAAATAAAAAATGGCGGGGAACAAGAAGTCACTTGTTGCCCGTCAATTCATACCAATAGGTGATTAATGTCTGTTGAAAAAAGCGGTGAGAGATTTTCAGGCTATAATAAGCCGAAACGCACCCCCGGTGGGAAGAAGAAGTTTGCCGTTCTTGCTAAAAAAGGCGATAAAACCAAGATTGTACGCTTTGGGGACCCTAAAATGACTATAAAAAAGGGCATTCCAGCAAGAAAGAAGAGCTATTGCGCCAGATCAGGCGGGATTAAGGGTACAACTGATAAATTCAGCGCGAATTACTGGTCGCGCAAGGCTTGGGATTGCTAATATGGCTATAGGAAGATCACAATCGTCTAAACAGGTGACAAAAGGCAAGAAAAAGGGTGCTGACGGCAAGGCTTGCTGGAAGGGGTACCGCTTCGCTGGAACAAAAGCTGGAAAAGACAAATGCGTTCCTGTAAAAAGAAAAAAACCCGCCTCAAAGCGAAAGAAGAAGTAAATGACTGTATCAGGCTCAACAAACTTCGAACTAGACGTAGCTGACTACGTTGAAGAGGCTTTTGAGCGTTGTGGCTTGGAAGTTCGCACCGGATATGACCTAAAAACAGCCAAAAGGTCCATGAATTTGATGTTTGCCGACTGGGCAAACCGTGGATTAAACCAATGGACTATCGCCCAAAAGAACTTCACAGTGGTCGATGGAGACGGAGATTATGACCTTGGAACGTCCACAATTGACGTTTTATCGCTTGTTGTGCGCAGGGATGGCACTGATTACGCCCTAAATCGCATAAGCAGGGACGAATACCTTAACATACCTACAAAATCCACAACAGGCCGTCCTACGCAATATTTCGTGGACAGGCTGATAAATCCCGTCATAAAGATGTGGCCTTTGCCCGATAATAGCACAGATGTGGTCTATTATGACGCCCTAATTAGGCTAGATGACGCCGATAATTACACGAATACACTGCAAGTTCCCTTCCGTTTTTACCCTGCTTTAGCCGCTGGATTGGCCTATTATATCGCCATAAAACGCGCTCCAGACCGCGCACAACTGCTTAAAACGGTCTATGAAGAGGAAATTGGCCGTGCAATGGACGAGGATCGTGATCGCGCATCCTTCCGCGTTGCGCCAGACTTGAGGAATTACCGTTATGTCTAAGTATGCTTCAGGTAAGTGGGCATACGGCATATCTGACCGTTCTGGGTTCAGATACCGCCTCAGAGACATGCGAAAGGAATGGACTGGCCTTCTCGTCGGTAAAGACGAGTGGGAAGCCAAACAACCACAGCTTGAACCGCTTCGCGCCACTCCTGACCCACAAGCATTGCGCAACCCACGCCCTGAGCAGAACGTTGTGCAACAAGACAATATACAATGGGGCTGGAATCCTGTAGGCATGGCATACGATGGGGGTTTGACCCCTAATAATTTAATTGCTACTGGCTCAGTCGGTAGCGTTACGGTGAATATATCATGAGTTTTACATACGCACAGTTGAAGAACGCAATTCAGGATTATACCGAAAACACAGAGACAACCTTTGTGAATAATCTCGATATTTTCATCAAAAACACTGAGGAGCGCATCCTAAAGATCGCGCAGCTTGAGGTTTTTCGAAAGAACAAGTCAGGTTCATTGACTGCATACGCAACAGACCCGACTAATTCTAAGTATCTAGCACTGCCCAGCGATTATTTGGCCCCGTACAGCCTTTCTTTTACAACTGGCGGCAATAAAGAGTTCGTTATGTTTAAAGATGTTAACTTTGTTCAGTCATTTAACCCTGATGATGGAACCTCTGGCGCTCCTAGATACTATGCACAGTTCGACATAAACAATTTCATCTTAGGGCCAACGCCTGACGCGGCTTATCCAGTTGAACTACATTACTTCTACAGGCCGCAAAGCCTGACTGCTGGGGCTGAAGACGCAACCACATGGTTGAGCACTAACGCCTCTGTATGTATGCTGTATGGCTCTCTAATTGAGGCGTACACATTCATGAAGGGTGAGGCTGACTTAGTTCAAAACTACACTCAGCGTTTCACTGAGGCCCTTTCTCGCGTCAAAAACTTTGGTGAATCTCAAGAAGTTACCGATGCTTATCGCACTGGTTTGATTTTGCGGGAAAAGACATGACGCGCAACTTAACCCGAACAAATGTTAAACATAAGGAGATTGTAACATGAGCTTTAGTGGTAATTTCATGTGTACGAGCTTTAAGAAAGAGCTTCTTCAAGGCTTACACAACTTTTACGCAACATTCACTGATGCAACAGTGGATACAACAAATACAGATGCAACTGTCACAATGGACAGTACCGCAAATATTCGCGTTGGAATGCGTATTTCTGGAACAGGAATACCTGCTGGCGCAAAAGTAGCGTCAATAACCAACGGTACTACGTTTGAAATGAGCGATGCAGCAACAGCGGCAGGCACAAACATAACGGCGACTTTCTCTGGCGATGTTTACAAAATCGCTCTCTATACAAACAGTGGCGATGCTTTTAACGCTGCTACGACAGTATATAGGACCACCAACGAGGTGGCTAACGGGAACGGTTATTCTACTGGAGGCAACACTCTTACGAACGTTACTCCAACTTCATCCAGCACCACAGCCCTTACAGATTTTGCTGATACCACATGGTCTTCTGCTACAATTACGGCGCGTGGAGCTTTGATTTATAACTCCTCGAATGGTTACTGGAGTGGTAGCGCCCTTGTCTATCCAGCCTCAGTTATACTGGATTTTGGCTCTGACAAAATATCAACCAATGGAGACTTTACCGTTGTTTTCCCAACGGCTGATGCTTCTAACGCGATCATTAGGATAGCCTAATGACTGACATTATCGTCCCAATCGGCGGCTTTGGTCGCTTTGGTTGGGGCGAAATGCCTTGGGGTCAAACTAACCTCCCTAAAGCCACAGGCTCTGTAGGTTCTGTAACTGTTGTTGCTGAAGCTGTGGTTCCAGCTACAGGTCTTGAAGCCACTGCGGCTGTTGGTTCTGTTGTTGTTAATGCCGATGCAAACATTTCAGTAACGGGGCTTTCGGCCACTGGTGCAGTTGATGGCGTAACGGTCATAGGAAGCGCAGTTGTTAATCCCACAGGACTTGCAGGAACTGGCGGCGTTGGCTCTGTAGTAATTACGGCTGATTCTAGCGTATCTGTTACCGGACTTGAGGCAACATCCTCTGTCGGTGCAGTCACGACCACAGCAGATTCCAATGTAACTGTTTCTGGCCTTGCGGCTACAGGCTCTGTTGGCGCTGTAGAAGTTGGTATTTTTGTGACCGTTGATGTCACGGGCGTAGCAGGTACAGGCCAAGTTGGCGAAGTCGAAGCAAATTCAAATGCGGATGTTCTTGTAACAGGCGTATCCGCTACAGGGGAAGTTTCTTCTGTCCTCGTCTGGGGGAGGATTGTCCCAGATCAAAATCCGGGCTATACTCCCATAACTCCATCTTCTACCCCTTCTTGGAATGACGAAACACCGTCTCAAAACCCAAGCTGGGATGACATAGCAGCATAGGAAAGCAACATGGCTAGTACATACACGCTTAATAACGGGATCGAACTCATAGGCACAGGCGAACAGTCTGGCACATGGGGCGATACCACAAACACAAACTTTGATCTTGTAGATACCGCGCTCGACGGTCAGGTGTCCATCGCCCTTTCAGGCGCAGGTAGCTCAGGATCACCAAACAACCTTCCGGTTAGTGACGGTTCGGCCTCAAATGGCCGTAATCGCATGATTACATTTACAGACGGCACTGATTTAGGCGCTACAGCATACGTTCAGTTGACGCCGAATGACTCTGAGAAGATCATTTATGTGCGCAATAACTTGCGCGGCTCGCGCAGCATAATCCTTTTCCAAGGCACCTATAACGCCTCCAATGACTACGAAGTACCCGCTGGCACGACTGCGGTTGTTTACTTCGATGGCGCTGGTTCTGGTGCGGTAGCTGCGAACGTGTTTAACAACGCTAATTTTGATGCGTTAAATGTAGTTGGGAATTCGGTCACTGCCATTATTGACGAAGACAACATGGGCATCCAACAGCTGCAACTAACATTGGCCACACAACAGTCCATCAAGGCTTACGTTGACGCACAGGTTGATACAGTCGACACTCTTGCCGAGGTTCTTGCTATTGGCAACACGACTGGTGGTACTGATCTTGCGGTATCTACAGGCGACGACATTACGTTTGCGGATAGCAGCAAAGCCATCTTCGGCGCTGACCTTGAGGTTTACCATGACGGTAACGCTCAGATAATTAATGCTGTTGGTCAACTTAACATTGATAACAATGGAGACGACAAGCAGATAAACCTTCGCTCTGATGATGGTTCTGGTGGGATAACTAATTATTTAAGGGCAAATGGTAACACTGGTGCGGTTCAGCTTTACCATTATGGGAGTTCTAAACTCGCCACCACCACGATGGGGGCTGACATTGGTACTATCGGCACTTCTGTATCAGCTACGTTAAGGCTAAAAACTGACGGAGACAACGACGCGATAGCCTTAAACATAGAGGAAAACAGCGGGACTGAAGGCTGGGGTCTAGGTGTTAATGCAGACGGTGATTTAAAGTTCTACAACAGTGGTGCGGGTACAGTCACAGGTTTATCTGCGGTTACGTTTGATGACTCAGGCAACGTAGGCATTGGGGTCACAGCCCCAGATGCTGGGATTGAAGTTCAAAAATCATCTACTGGCCTAAATTCTGTACATTTTGCTAACATAAGTTCAACAGGTTACGGTGCAAAGTTTGTAGGTGGAGGCAATACATCAATACGATATATCGCAGACTTCCGTGATTACTCTGGTGCGTCAAAGGTTAAAATTGATGGCGTCGGCAACGTGCTTGTGGGGACTACTTCTCAGCAAACTACTAGCAAGTTAAGCGTCAAAACAAGTGTTGATGGAAACGGCATAGGTATTGACGCACACAAAAGCCAAAACTCTAATTACTACTTTATGAATTTTAGGGTTAATACCAACACGGCGGTTGGTAACATATATTCAAACGGGTCATCTACAATTTATGCAACGTCCTCTGACTACCGTTTAAAGGAAAACACGGTCAGTCTAACTGGGGCTTCTGAACGAGTTAACCAACTACTTCCTAAGCGTTTCAGCTTTATCAATGACGAAACAAGCACTCTAGTAGACGGGTTTCTTGCTCACGAAATTCAGTCGGTTGTGCCAGAGGCTATCCTTGGCACCAAAGACGCCATGATGGACGA